CCGCGTTGAAGGTGACAAGACCGTTACACGCACTATCAGCGAGCTTGTGGACCTTGCCTTGCATCACAGCAATGACTTCAATGTCACCGCTGAATTGGCCGAAGCCACCCTTGGGCGCAATGGCATCAAAGCCGAAGCCGGCCTGCTCTACGTCTCCAATACTGCCAATGCCGTGGCATCCATCCTCAGCGACACGCCATGGAGCAATTGCTGGCCGACGGTGCTTGCGCGCCTAGCCGGCGCTGGTCGCCCTGGCGTAACCCGATTCCGTGGGATGTCAGGCACCAGCAGGGCTGTCAGCATTCCAGTAGCCACAATTTGACCGTTACGGTCGCCTTTGCTTGTTACGGTGCCTGTTACGGTAAAAACCCTGTCGTGGACTGGGTTGTTACGCTTGTTACGCCTGTTACGGTTGCGCGGTAGAGCCCCCCTTATATAAGAAGCCATACCTACCTACTGATCTGCCTGTCCTCTTGTATGTATGTCTCTTCTGAAAAAGGCGTAACAACGTAACAAGGGGCTGAGATCCCGTTGCTGGTGGGCGATCTCGGGTGTTACGGTAGGCGTAACGCACCGTAACAGGCGTAACACCCCCATGCAAGAGATCAAAGTCCGTTTTCAGCCCGCTGACCTCGCCGCATTGGACCACCAAGCAGCAGCAGCAGGCACCAGCCGCTCAGCGTTCATTCGCAACAAAGCATTAAGCCTGCCGGTTGCACGGTTGAACACGGTGGAGTACCATGCGCTGGTTGCTGATGCTGTTACCGCTACCCGTGGTGACCTGCCTCGGCTGCAAGTTGAATATCTTGTCGCTTATGTCATCACCAGACTTGATCAACATTCCCGCCAAGCAGTCGCCGGTCATCAACCGGCTGCATGACTGCATGACCCAAGCGCTGGCATACGCTGCGGCCATCCGCGACAATGCTCAAGATGACGGCGTGCCCATCCCCGTGGAACTCGTCGCCAGCTTCCAAGACGATTACAACAACATCATCGCTGCACTCAATGAAGCTCACAACCTCGCAAGCTGATCTCGACCACGCGCTGCGCACCATTGCACCTGCAGTTGGCGTTCGCAGTTCGCATCCGATCCTTGACTGCTGCCTCATTACTGCTGGTGGCGGCAATGCCACCATCACCGGCTTCAACCTTGACCTAGGCATCACGGTGACCATCCCGGCAGCCGTTGACACCGCCGGCACCGTTGCGCTCCCGTATCGGCTCCTAGCTGGCCTTGTAAGCCGCATGGACGACGGCGAGGCTGTGGAGATCGCAGATGGCGCTGTAAGCGCTCCTGGGGGCTCCTACGGCCTTGCAGTGTCCGATGCAGACGACTACCCCGCGATGCCGGTCGTAGATGCTCCTAGCGCTGACCTGGACATCACCGCTGGCGTGCGTGCTTGCCTGGTTGCCGCTAGCACCGATGCATCCAAGGCCATCCTGCAAGGCATCCACCTAGCCAACGGCTACATGGAAGCCACTGACGGGCATCGCCTTATCCGCCTGCCGGTAGCACTACCCGAGGGCATCAACCTCACCCTGCCATCCACCACCATGAAGCTGTTGCAGGATCGCACTGTTGGCATTGCCGCAGCTGCTGGTCAGGCCGTCATCGACGCAGGTGATGGCATCACCATCTACAGCCGTATCCTTGATGGCGCCTACCCCGACGTGGCCAAGCTCATCCCGCCAACCTTTAAGCACATCATCACCCTTGACCGTCATCGCCTTACCCGATGCCTTGAGCGTGTGGCACTCATTGCCGAAGCGCATAACTCAGTCGTCAACCTGCTAATCGGTGACAAGGACACCATGATCATCAGCGCTGATGCAGACGGCAGCAACGGCACTGAAGCCATCAAGTACACCGGCAAAGCTGGTAAACTAGCGCTTGCCTTCAATGTCCATTACCTGCTGGATGGCCTCAAAGCGTTCCGGTCGGCGGAAACTGTTACACTGTCAGCAAATGGCCCAACCACACCTGTGGTATTGACGCCATCCAACGCATCAGATCAGACTTACCTGATAATGCCTGTGCAAATTCGCAGTTAACAACAGTGGCGCGTAAGTGCAACAACACAGAGTCTGAGCAGCGCACAAACGCTGTTTATGACTTGCTCTTGCGCGCTCACAGCAGGAAGCAGATCATTCAGTTTGCCTCGGAAAACTGGGGGGTTGGTGAGCGCCAAGCCGATGCTTACATCGCTCGCGCTCGTGAGCTGATCTCCAAGGATGCCGCGATCCTGCGTCCAACATGGCTTGAATGCGCACTTGCTCGCGCTATGGACTACGAACGTCGCGCATCCGAAAATGATCAGCTCAACACTGCGTTGATTGCACTAGACAAGCAAGCGCGGCTGCTGCGATTTGAGATGTCGTGAGCCTTGTTGCAGGCATCTGCGAAGATGCGCCGCTGCTAAGTTTTATGGAGGTGCCAACTGTGGCATCTATGGATGAGCTGCTGGTAAGCATCCGCAACGACCTACACCCTGGCCAGCTTGCGTTTGTTGATGACACTGCAACGCAGATCATCGGCATCTCGGCAGGCTATGGCGCGGGCAAAACCCGTGCACTATGTGCTAAGGCGGTGATGCTTGCCGCGGCCAACCAAGGATTTATTGGCGCGGTGATGGAGCCAACCGGGCCGTTGATCCGCGATATCTGGCAGAACGACTTCGATGACTTCCTAGAGGCGTACGACATCCCCTATACGTTCCGGGCATCACCGCTGCCGGAGTACATGCTGCACCTGCCTGGCGGTGACACCAAGATCCTGTGCCGCAGCTTTGAGAACTGGAGTCGCATCATTGGACTCAACCTTGCATGGGTGTTAGCGGATGAGATCGACACCGTGACACCTGCGATCGCCAACAAGGCATTCCCGAAGATCCTTGGTCGCTTGCGCTCAGGCAATGTCCGGCAGTTTGCCGCGGCCAGCACCCCTGAGGGTTTTCGGTGGATGTGGAACACCTTCGGCAGTGATGACGCCCAGCAGCGCACTGATCGCAAACTGATCAAGATGCGCACTGCAGACAACCCACACCTGCCGCCGGACTTCATCGAGCGGCTGAGGGCCAACTACGACCCACAACTCCTGCGGGCATACCTCGATGGTGAGTTTGTCAACCTCACCACCGGCCAGGTGTATGACCGCTTTGATCGCGCCAAGCACATCATCACCGACCTACCAGACATCAGCCGCGAACCGCTCAGGGTTGGCGTTGACTTCAACATTGGCAACATGTCGGCTGTCATCGCCATCAGGCAAAGCAACACCCTGCTAGTCATTGATGAGATCTCAGGCGCCCATGACACCGACGCCCTAGCGCAAGAAATCAAGCGGCGTTACCCCGATCACCGCGTCTACGTCTACCCCGATGCCAGCGGTGGTAACCGCAGCACCAACGCAAGCCAAACCGATATCCAGATCTTGGAGTCCTATGGTTTCAGCAACCAATCACCTAAAAGCAACCCCGGCGTTCGTGATCGGGTGGCTGCTGTTCAAGCTCTGTTGGAAAACGGCAAAGGCCAAGTGAGGCTTACCATCGCCGCCGGTTGCCGCAAGGTAATCGAGTGCCTAGAGCTGCAGAGCTACAACGAGAAAGGTGACCCCGACAAGGATGGCGGCTACGACCACATGAACGATGCATTGGGCTACGTCATCTGGCGTGAGTTCAACCCACTGCATGCAGGCGCTGGACGTGGCACTGGTATTAGGCTGTACTGACGCATAGGGCACATCATGTACACGGGGTACAACCATTACCAACGACCTACGGCAGATCGCAAGGTCACCCGTGTACAGGATGCCAATTCATCGTGGTACGCGATGGAGGCGCATTGGATCTTGATTGAGGATCTACTGGGCGGCACATATTCAATGCGGCAAAAGCATCGCCGTTACCTGCCGCAAGAACCCCGCGAGCTGGATGAGTCGTACGACAACCGACTAGCCCGTAGCGTGTGCCCGCCGTACTACCAGCGCCTTGAGCGGTTGCTAGCTGGCATGTTGACCCGTAAGCCAGTGCGGTTGGTCGATACCAGCGACACCATTACCGAGCAGCTATTTGATGTTGACCTCAACGGCAATGACCTCAATGTCTGGACCTACGAAACCGCCCGCAAAATGGTCCGTTATGGCCACGTTGGTACATTGGTGGATGCACCTGCTGATGGCGGTAGACCCTATTGGGTGACATATACGCCGCGCCAGATTTTAGGATGGAGAACTGAAGCAAAGGAAGGCAAGCAGCAACTCACCATGCTCAGGTTGCAAGAGCTGGCAAGCGTACCCGATGGCGAGTATGGCGAAAAGGTGGTGCAGCAAGTCCGGGTGCTGACGCCTGGCGAGTACCAAATTCATCAGAAGGATGACAAAGGCGACTTTCGCATGGTGGATGAAGGCCGCACCAGCTTGAGCGAGATTCCATTCAGCATTGCCTATTCCAACCGCGTTGGCTTCATGGAGTCGCGGCCACCGCTGGAAGACATCGCTGAGCTGAACCTAAAGACCTACCAGATCCAGTCAGACCTCGACAACCAGCTGCACATCTCAGCAGTGCCGATGCTGGCGTTTTATGGGTTTCCCAGCAGCGCCGAGGAGGTGTCGGCAGGCCCCGGCGAAGCAATTGCATTTCCTGCTGAGGGTCGCGCCGAGTACATCGAGCCTGGTGGTGTCAGCTTTCAATATCAATTCCAGCGGATGGAGCAACTTGCTGGGCAGATCAATGAGCTAGGACTATCAGCAGTGCTAGGCCAGAAGCTGACCGCTGAAACCGCAGAAGCCAAACGCATTAACCGCAGCCAAGGCGATAGCACGATGATGGTGATTGCGCAAAACATGCAGGACATGATCGACAACTGTCTGCAGTTTCATGCGCAGTACCTCGGGCAAAATGAAGCCGCCGGTAGCAGCCACGTCAATCGTGACTTTATGGGCACCAGGCTCGACCCGCAGGAAATCAACAGCCTGTTGCAGCTTTACACTGCAGGGACCATCACCCAAGAAACCTTGCTGCAGCAATTGTCTGATGGCGAGGTGCTAGGTGATGACTTTGACGTTGACGAAGAACTGGAGGCCACAGCTAATGCGGGAATGGATTTACAACCTGCTGGACCACCTAATCAGTTGGTTAATCGACTTGGCCGTGATGATCGAACCGAGGAGGCCGAGGAAACAGGAGCTTGATTACCACGTCAGTGCATTGCCGGAGGAGATCTTGGCAATCGTGCGCGTTACTTGGTATGTAGACGGCAAGCCCGATGAAGTAGACCAGATGGTGCTGATGGAAGATGGCCAGAACGGCTATGACGCATTTGCCGCAGTCGTTAGCAGCGCATTGCAACGTGGCGCTAATGTCAGCATCCGGTCAGGGTATGCCGCTGCAGACCTAGGCATCATGCAATGAGCACACCCGAATCGCTATACCGCAATGCAATCGACCTGAACCGCTACAGCAACAGCGTGGCTAGGCGTGTCATCAATGCTTACAACGACATCATTATTGATGCAGTCAACCAATTGCGGGTAATTGATGATCTAGCAGCACCAACCAAGGCAGCTAGATTGCGCGGCATCTTGGCGCAACTTAAGGAGTCGCTAGCAGGGTGGGCAGGTGACGCAACCGAGCTAACGGCGCTAGAGCTGCAAGGCTTAGCGGAACTGCAATCGGAGTTCGTTACTGAAGAACTGCGTAAGGCGCTACCTGCCGGCAGCCGTGATGCAGTGCGCACTGTTGAAATCAGCCCGCAATTTGCGCAGTCTGTTGTCACTACTGACCCGACGCAGATCAATGTGGTGGCATTGTCAGATGACCTGTTTGCAGCAGTGCAAGGCGCACCGCAGACATTTAGCCTTACCGCCGCCAAGGGTGCCACTATTACGTTGCCCAATGGCGAGGTCATCACCAAGGCATTTCGCGGCATTGCCGTTGATCAGGCTGAGCGGTTTTCGCAGGTGGTGCGGCAAGGGTTGCTGACAGGCGAAACCACGCCCAGCATTGCCAAGCGGTTGATTGGCAGTTTGCAATTTGGCGAGGAAGCCAAGACTGTCCGCCAATTGGTAGCAGCAGGCGGTCAAGCAACAGCCGTAGCCGACAACCAAGTTATGGCGTTAGTACGCACCAGCATCAACCAAGTAGCGAATACGGCCAGCCAGCAGGTGTATGAAGCAAATCAAGACATTACCAAGAAGTATCGCTATGTGGCAACACTGGATACCCGCACCAGCGCAATTTGCCGGGCTTTAGATGGCCGTGAGTTTGAATATGGCAAGGGGCCTACCCCCCCCAGCCATTTTTCGTGCCGCTCGACAACAGTGCCGATCATCGACCCAGACATCCTGCCGCCATCCACCACTGCAACCAGAGCTAGCAAGTATGGCCAGGTGCCAATCAATCAAAGCTACGGCGAATGGCTAGCAAAGCAACCACGCAGCGTGCAGACTGATGCACTAGGCCCCGGCAAGGTTGCATACTTCAACAAGCTGGCCGATAAGTACGGGCCACGCGATGCTATCGCCAAACTGGTCCGCGACGATGGCTCTGAGCTAACCTTGGAGCAGCTCCGCAAACGATATGGGCCTGCCTAGCCTCCGGCATTTTCGCAACGAGGGACTGTTTACGGTCAGCTCTGATCCTGTTGAGGCGCTGGTTGGCGAGTCATGGGTGCTAGCGGTCTACACCGACCGAGGCTGGGCAACAGCAGACGGCGCACACCATGCCTAAATACACCGGCCCCGCCAAACCCTTGAGCACCGGTTGACCCCGAAGCTCCTTACGGACGGACGGGCTGATGTTGACGCCTTCTTGCGGGTAGTGGCGGACCAGATCCTCCACCGT